ACCTATCATGAGCAAACTGTTAGACATATTAGGAGGTAATATTTTAAGTAGTGTAGGTAACATAGTAGACAACCTTACCACATCTGATGAGGAGAGACTGTCTGCTAAACAAGCTATAGAAGAAGTTCTTATGAAAGCCGAAGCACAGGCTCAACAGGAAGTCACAAAGCGATGGGAAGCTGACATGAAGTCTGACAACTGGCTTAGTAAGAATATACGACCACTGATATGCATTTTTCTAACTGCTATATTTGTGGTTGTTTCTATTTTCGACGGTAACGCTGGTGGCTTTACTATATCACCAGGCTATGTACCTATATATCAAACACTTCTTATAACTGTATATGGCGCTTACTTTGCTGGAAGAACCATAGAAAAGATAAAGAAATAATGATTGAGTACTTAATAATACATTCTACTGGTACAGAAAAAGATTACGTACCTGAGAAGAAAGAATATAATTTATCTGTATCTTGTGATATAGTACATTTCAATGGGCAGCTGTCTACTTTTATGAAAGAGTCAGAGCATCCAGCTAGCGAGGAAACCTACAAGCATATAGCTTACATAGGCGGTACACTAGATGGTAAGCCAGCGGACACTGCTACATGGAAACAATATGACACGTTAGAGATTATAGTTATGCATCATTTACTATACAATCAACGATTAAGAATAGGGACTTCGTCTGCATTCTTTGAATTAGAAAGTCCTGGAATCAATCTTAAGAGATGGTTAAAGGATATAGGTGTTAACGATAAAAACTTGATGTAATGACTATTGATATAGGTTTATATACTGGTCTTCTTTTTGGTATTAGAAGCTTTGAGCCCTCAGAGAGCCATCCCTATTGGGAGTTTCATGTTTATGTTCCTCTTTTCTATATAGCTTATATGTCTGTAAACATAAGAGAGTAATTATGGCTAGAAATACATTAGCTGGAAAGGGTAGTGGTTCAAGTCGTAGTTCTAAGTACTACGCAGCTAACCCTGAAGCAAAGAAGAAGAAGCAAGCGTATGATACAAGCTATCATGCAACCCCAGGAAGAAAGAAATACAGAGCAGCCTTAAACAAGGCAAATAAGAAAGCTAAAACTTACGGGAATAAGGATAAGAAAGACATGTCTCATAAACGGGGCGGTGGATTAATCAGTGAAGCCCAGTCTAAGAATAGAGCTAGGAACAGAAGCAAAAAGTAATGGACAATATACTAAAGAGGATTGAGAATTATCTCATTGAAAATCCTGAGAAGATGCGGTCAGGATATAGTGCTACCGCTAAGAAGTTTGACTCTGACTATGAAAGAGTTAGAGGTGTCGCTAGAAGATTACGTAAGAGATTACAAATACCAACCAACGAAGAAACAAAGAAGGAAAAGATAGAGACTCACGAGAACAAGGAATCTCTTTCCATTAATGTTACTGACTCTACCAGAGTAAGATCACTTGATGACCTATTAACGGCATGTAAAGTTGATTTAGATAAGTGGGATGTCGATTCATACGACGTAGGTACTTACGAAGTGACAGGGTTTGATGCTAAGCGAAAACCAGTTACGGTTACTATGTACCGAACTAAAGCTAAGTTTAAACTAAAACCATTCACACTCAATGTTAAACAGATTAGGGAAGACCTTAAGCAAGATATTTCTTCTTTTATTGATAATCTTCCTAGCCTTGAGCTTCCGATACATAATATTTCCAGTAACGAAGGTTTCTTACTTGAGATTGCGGCATACGACTTACACCTCAATAAATTGGGTGTTGAGGGAGATGAGTACTCTCTTGAAATTGCCAAAGGTCGTTTGCTTGCTGCTATTGATAATCTATTGTCTAGGTCTTCTGGATTTCGTATTGACAAAATACTATTTACAGTCGGTAATGACTTCTTCAATAGTGATGGAGATAGGCCATTCATGTCCACTACAAGAGGAACACCTCAACTAGGACACACAGACTCATATACTGCGTATAGATACGGTAGACTGCTTATAATGGAGGCTATCAACATACTATCTCAGTTCGCTCCTGTTCATGTTAATATTATACCAGGTAATCACGACGAAACTTCTATGCTACACTTAGGTGATGCCCTTGAAGTTTACTACGATAAATACGATAGCGTTACTGTGGATAATTCTAGACCACTAATGAAAGGATTCGTATATGGTAACTCACTGATCGTATGTGATCATGGTGATAAGACTAAAGCTAAAGACTTAGGTACTATAATCCCTGTAAGATTCAGAGATATATGGAGCTCAGTTAAGTACGTAGAGGTTCATAGAGGACATTTCCATGGTGTTAAGACTATATCTGTAGGACAAACTGAAGAAGTCAACGGAATGATCGTTAGACACCTATCTTCTATGTCTGCTACAGACCAATGGCATGATGAAAAGAATTACATAGGTAACATTAAAAGAGCTCACGCTTTCGTTTGGTCTAAGACTAATGGAATGCAATGTGAATACTACTACAATGTACCTATAAGCGAATGATAGTGAACACTACGGTGCATACTATATAGGATAAAAAAGGGGGCGCATGCCCCTTTCTTTAATTTTCATCTAATCGTTCTATCCTTCTTTTCAGAACCCTATCACTTAATTTTATTTTAAGTTTAGTTTTTATAAACCGTTGTAGGGCTTTCAAGTCTCTAGACCTGTACTTTAGTAGTAGTTGTTTTAAAGCGTCTTTCATTTTAAAATCTATCGTTAGTTAATCCTAATTTAATTAGCTCTGTAACTTTCGTTATAACTATCTTACTTCCTAATGTACCTGAATGGCTTGTTCCTAACCTACCCATAAGGTATTGATTGTACCTTGGATCGTTAAGTAACTCTATCGTGTTTCCTATACAGACTTCTTCGCTATGAGATTTCTGTGTCTTATTGTTTAAGACAACCTCCTTAGCTGCTCTCCTGTATTTCTGGTATGTATAGTCAACACGACAAAGGTACATATTCATTTTCACCTAACTATATTTGCTATTGAGCGTTTCAGCTTGGTGATGTTTCCTTTTAGTTGCATAATCTCTAACTGCTGTAACCTTAGAGCGTTATCATATAGAGACTTACTTTCCATACCTCTCTTCTGAGCTTCAAACAATTCTATATTGTTTAGTATAACCCTAAAGGCATTATCAACCTTAGTCTCTGTTGCCCCGCTCTGGTTGTAGCATTCAAACATCTTACCTCTAAGGCTATAGATAGGTGGTACTACCTTCCTGTCTACAGCTTCCTTCAGGTCTTTCACATACGGGTCGTACTCTGAATCAGAGCTAACCTTATTGATGGAATGTAATACTGTAGCGTGATCTTTCTTTATAGCTATACCTATATCAGCTAAGCTGAGTCTTGTATGCTTTCTTAAGCAATAAGCTACCAGTTGTCTGGCAAACATAGGCTGTCTACGTCTAGTCTTAGACATAATCTCTTCCTTGCTGAGGCTTGTTAATTTCATTACAATACCAAAAGCTTCTTCTATTTCTTCGTTCATCTTTATACTTCTAAGAAGATAGAGTTAGCGAACTCTTTATCGAGCTCTCCAATCTTCCCCTTGATTACTTTTTCCTTTTCCTTTGCTTCTAGTCTTTCAGCCTTTGTGCTGTCCGTTCCTAGATTAGATTGTACTACTGAGTTGTCGTGTAGTAGTACATCAATTTGCTTCCGTATCAGTTTGTTCGTGTTGTATCGGAATTCTCCGTGCGTTTTCTTTGCCATAATCTCCTTCTTGATTGATTAGTGTACCCATTGAGCGTTCATTAAAATATAACCAGCAATCGAAATCTATCCCATCCTCTGTGTTAATCTTAACCATCTTCCTTTCGTACCATGTAGGGTGACTCTCTAACATATCTAACATATCCATAGACTCTTGAGACACTAGGTATATCTCACCTTTTATCTTAGAGTATGGTATATTACTAGATACATACGGTATCCCTGACTCTGTCATTAAATACTCTTCATCGGTCTCACCCTTAGATATGAATACATCATCTTCTAGTAAGGCGTGATTATGAAACCCATATTTCAGGGTTCCATAAACAAATACCAACTTATCTTGAATTTCTAAATCGTTGCCCATTATACTTCTAGTGCTTCGTTATTGTTATAGAATGTACATACCTCATCGTTGATGTATGTCTTGTAATCGTATAGTTGTCTTCTGTATGCTGACCTACCGCTATCTATGGAACTCCTACTCAACCTGTATACACCTACATTATGAGGAGCTTTAAGCTCTACCATAATAAAGTAGAAGTCTTTCTTCTGAGTACCATCTAAGTAGAATGCTCCCTGCTGGTTAGTATTCCAGGACTGTCGGAACTCTTCAAACTTCCATGGACTAGCACCCTGTCTCTCTGACGTAGTCTTTAAGTCTGCAAGCATGTCATCTTTTTCTATATCAACCTTACCTTTACATAAGACTCCAGTCTCTTCATCTTTCCAGAAGTGTATGGTCTCCGTCTTAGCCCCGTCCATAATGCTACGCACTACTGGATGGTTCATTAGGTTCTCTGCCATTATCTCGAACTTAATCTTATAGGTCTCGCATACAGGTTCTAATCCTTCAGCGTTAGCTACAAACTCTTTGTATATAGCTTGACCTATCTTAGTCCTCTTGTCTACTTTTGGCATCCATATGTACCTCTTAGAGAACTCATCTGGCTCCAAGAAATAGCAATGAAACGCAGAACCAAGGACTAAGGCAAGAGAGGAAGGGAAGATACTATTGATATAGTGCTCTAAATTATGTGCTGACCCTCCTTTAATATTCTTAAGCATACTATTAGTTACGTACTTATAGTCTGCGAAATACGATTCATCATCGTATATGTACTCATCGTTGAGTTTCTCTACCTTAATCATCTGTGTTTTCTTTTTCTAGTTTAGCTTCTTCCCTCTTTTCTTCCTGGGCTTTCTTCATCTTAGTTAGCTTCTTTAAGCTAATAGTTATATTAAACTTCTTTCTAAGCTCACGTCTAACCTTCTTGAGGTCTATGTCGTTTACAGAGAACATATCTATAAGCATGTTTATTAAGTTTGCTTGTTCTTTCTCTTCTTGTTTCATTTCCCTTTCGTTTTGTTTACTGACTTGTCGTATAGTATAAATACAACAACGAATACAGCTACTGCTGTTACAAATAATGCTTGTGTCATCTTAGTTTCTTTTTAGTTTATCTTGCTCCCAGTAGTATTCACACTCTGAGTTTCCGTCTTCGTCTACACCCTTGAATGGTGGGTTACCGAAGTACGACTGCATATATTCACTAGGTTCAACCTTAAACCTATGGCATGTTTCTTTTATAGTGCACATACCTCCTTCGCACATTGATATATCTGGCATATTATTTAGCTCTCGTTAATATATTGACGGGTTCTTTGCCTCGCCCTATTAGCAACTTATCTACTGCGATAGCTGCCTCTCTCTCTGTATCGAACTTAGTCCTACTAACTCCTCTCATGTTTACGAACCAACGCTGATCATTGCTTGTTTTAATGCTAGCAACATGTTTGTATTCGCTAGGAGCGTAATTCATTTTGTTCATCTTAGTCTTGTTTTAGTTCGTTAGGGATTTCCATCCATCTAATTATTTCTCCTTTTAATGTAGTTTCCCACATATCTAACCATTCTGTACTTGTGTAATAGCACAACTTGATGTAGCCGTTACTCATTCTACACACATAACTTCCTTCTTTTTTTGGTTGTTCCATCTTAGTCTTGTTTTAGTTGTTTAAAAATAGTATCGCCAAATAAAACACCCAAGTTGCCAATATTGAAGCTACGCACCATTCAAACAAGTTATTTTTCTTCTTCATCTTAGTCTTGTTTTAGTTGTTTAGCTTTTAGTTTAGCTAGCTTAGAATAGTAGTTAAACTTCTTTTTATCTTTTTGTTTGTAGAATTTCTTCTTACCAATCAATTCCTTAATGTCTGGCATATTAGTCTTGTTTTAGTTAGTCCATAGTTGGGAAGGAATCCCGCCCTCCCCAACGCTGACTTTCAAATCCATTTCAAGATTTCTTTAGTAACACTCACGCAGTCACCTCTCGTAATAGTCAAGGATGATGGAATCGAACCACCTTACTACTAACTGCATCTATGTATAGCCTTGTTCAGAACTTCGTGGGCATCAATAGCAGAGCCTTTTATGTAGTACCTCCTCGATAGAGGCTCACAGCTCCAACTGTGACAATCCTTGGGGTTGCCTAGCTCCGTTCACTCAAGCAGTTTAGTAGCTAGGACTTTAGTTTGCAGCGTTCAAGTGGCTTGCTCTCTTTACTATTGTCCGTACTGTCTACCATTTAAGGTAGCACCTTGTTGACGGAAGTTTCTGGGGGATACTTTTCTTGGGTGATATGTCACGCCTCGATGTTCGACGCCCATTATTAATTGATATGCATTCCTTGTTACAGCCTTACCTGTAGTGTCTTTAGTAATTGGTTTAATCCTTGCCATTATATGTGCTTTCCTTTAATCTTTTGGTTATCAGGTACGATGTCTATCACCACGCCTGCAGTTTCTTTGTCTACTTCGTAGCCTGTGAAGTATGGAACGATGTTAGTTATATCATCATCTTCTATCCAGAAATTCTTAACCATAAGGTCTTGAACAGTTTGAGCTGGGTTTATGTAGTCAAACTTTCTTCTTGTGCTTCTTATAAAATAGAACGATACATGGTATGGTGGCGATAGGTCCTTAGTTAATTCCTTGAACTTAGCCTTACCTTCTCTGTATTCTGTTCTTGTATTCTTTATGTACTCTCTTGTTGTCTTACCGTTAATCAGATACTTGCCTGTCCATTGCTTGCTGTTCTTGCTAGACGAAACATTACCGTGTATATATATTCCTTTCATATTTGTGTGTTAAATATTCATTAACAGCAAGCCTCATCAAGAGACCTGCCGTTAAGAATACTATAGTTAGATACTAAAATGGAGACCCAGTTGTCTGAGCTTCCCCTCCACTCAAGGCTGTAACATGTGCTTCATGCGCTGCTCTATATGCTGCTTGATCAGCTGGAGTTAAAGCTTTATTATAGCTATCCTTCCATGTTATAGTGCGATCCATAGTTCCTGAGAACTTATAGTCTACTGAGGTACGAACGGTTGGTTCACCCGTATCCTTGTCGTTAGTCCAGTACTCTCTAGAGGCTAGACATACATTAACTTTATTACCTAAAGTTTCTTTACACGCTGTAGGGAATACATCAAAGTTCTTAGCCCCTGCGTTCTGTAAGAATCCCTTGAAGATTTCTGTACGTACTCTTGCGGCAGCTTCTGACGTTGACTCATCGATACCTTGGAATCTTAACTGTTGAATTCCTTTCTCATTGGAAACCTTAAACTCCACGTAAGGCTTACCTGTATATCCATCAATGGAATTTGAACTCTTCACCTCGTCCACTGTTACTGTGTGAACACCTGCTTGTAGGTAGTTGGTGGTTTCTTTTACTTCTGCTTTCTTTAAATCTGGAAACATAATCGTTTTCTTTTAGTGTTAATTAATTGTAATACTCTTCGCATTTCTCAATGACATACTGTAGGTCATTATCTATATGTAGCTCATCGAACATCTCCATTGGGCTCTTTGCAGAGTCCTTACCTAGAGACTGTGTTCTAAATCTGTGCTTCATTCCGTCTTCGGCTAGATGATTGTCAGTGAATAGACATAGAACGAATTCCTTCTCTACTCTCTTCTTCCATCTGTTACCATCGACAGCAACATAACGCTCTTCTACACCCTCTCCGCTGTCGTATGCAGCGTCTATAGCTATATATACAACGTACTTGTCAGTGTTCTTGCTTATGTTTAATATCCTATCGATTTCCTTGTTGTAGAATGACCACACATCAAATCCTTTGAATCTTATATCAGCCTCTCTGTATATCATTTCGATAAGAGATGTGAATGATTCAATAACGATAACATCAATCTTGTCTGAGGCTAATGCTTGCGTTAAGGTCTTGTTGAATGTAGCCAGATCGGCAACAGGTACATTCTGGAAAGCCTTAGCTCCCTTGAATGGTAGTTGTTTTCTCTCTGTGTTTATGACCGCCGTTCTTGTGGGGTCAAGGTTCCGTAGTGATGTGCTCTTTCCTGAGCCACTCTTCCCTACGACAATGATGTTTGGTTTCATTTGTCTTTGGTTTTTAACTTTAAATAATCTTCCATGTTTAGCTTGTCGTCTTTCCTCCAAGTCTCTCTCGATGAACAAACAAACTTCATAAAGCCTCTAAGCATAACCTTCTCGTCCTTAGCGAATCTCTCCTCTAAGCTCTCGAAGGTTTTACTTATAGCTAGCTTGATTGTTTTCTTTGAATAAGGTAGCTGTTCTGCTATCCTATTTACTATGTCGTCTGTAGTTTTCATTACCACAAATATAGTGAATTAACCTGAATTGTGCAAAGTTTTCAACAGCTAAAACTTCTCTTCTATCTCTACGAACTTGGTTAAGTAACCAATAAACTTCAGCCATTTGCTACCTATACCTATGTTCCTTCCCTTTGCGAATATAATCTCTGCCAGTCCTTCGGTGTTGTTACCGTTCTGGTCTTCAGTAAATCCGTAATACTCTGGTCTATAGACTAGTATAACTGCGTCTGCAGCTTGCTCTATCTCTCCTGACTCTCTAAGATTAGAGAGCATAGGTCTAGAAGCTTCATTGCGTTCCACTCCCCTAGATAGTTGCGACAGGGCTAGTATAGTAATATCCAATTCCTTGGCTATGTTCTTCAAACCCCTAGCTATTTTAGCTATCTCTTGCTCTCTAGATGTTCCCTTAGCAGGACTAGAAACCAACTGTAGATAGTCTACCATAACCAGCTTAACTTTCTTAGTTACTACATACTGACGAATACGATTCAGTAAATACCTCAACGAAGTATTAGCACATTCATCTATATACAAATCAGTACGCTCAATAACACCAGTAGAGGTATGTATCTTAGCCCATTCGTCAGCAGTTAACGTACCCTTTAAGATGTACTTGTTATCAACCTCGGACTCAGCGCTCACAAGCCTAGCCATAAGCTGATTGACAGACATCTCATAAGAGAATATAACTGTAGGATAATTCATAGCAGATGCGTTATACGCCAATGATAGTGAAAAC